AAACTGTTGTGCCATTGACAGTATAAGCTTCTGTAGGCTCTTGTCGTACATTGTTTATATACAATGCAATGTCATTAGCATTAGCTACTGCATGAGTAAGTGTCAGACTTGTACCACTTGCACCAGTTAAGTCTTGCTTTAAAAGACTTGTAAATGCTGTGTCTACTGGGTTTCCTATATATGCCATTAGCTTATTGCATCCACTCTTGAAACCCAAACATCCAGGCTTGTTACTGTACTCGATTGAAAAAACATTCTATCACCACTTTGGACAACTAGCTTTGCACCGCCATCTAAAACTTGTAAGGCACTATTAGCTGGTATTGGTGCATCTTTAATTAAATAATGAACATCCGTAACTGTGATCTGACCTCCATGATTTGCATGATTGCCACAATAATAATATAAGGTAGACGGAGTAGAAGAGGACACAACTACAGTTAAAGTATTTGCACTTGAATCTCTTGTAACACCAGTTGTGTATTCAGACCCACCACCATGAGTTCCATCAGAAGTTGTAGACAATGAAAATGGATGTGCTGACGGATAACTAAAAACGTATGTAAAACCTTTTAACAATGTGATATGAGGTCTGACTACACCATCAAGTAAATATTGACTTGATACTACTGTAACTGTAATTGCAAAAGGATCACCAGTATTACCAGTAAATGCACTTGATGTCATAAAACAAGAAGCTGTTATGGCATTGTCTGTTTTGTTTGCCATATGAATACCAATGATTGTATTGTCGCTGCCAAAGTCAGATCCATTAGGTATGTCCTGGGCAATTGTGCCAATATTGGTTATAAAGTTTCTTTCAAAATCTTGTGCCATTTTTTACTCCTATAATGCAACAGACATTGCTATAGAGAACCCAGCTGAAGCACCGCCGCCTTCGACAGCAACCCATGCGGATCCGTTATAAAATTTTAATTTTTGATCATTAGAATTGTAGTATAGGTCACCAGCTTCTAAAGCAGATCCATCCAAGTCTTGTGTTGGATCTGAAGATGATGCTCCAAGATAAACATTGTCAAATGATGCTTTTGATGCAGCAGCTTGTTCTGCATAATACTTTGCAGAATATAATCCAGTATTTCCTATTGTTGTGTTTGTAGCAAAACTATTACCACCACCTAATGCCCAGTTTTTCGCAGATCCAGCATTAATTGTTGAACCGCTTACAGCATAAGCTTTTGAACTAAACTCACCTGAACTATCAACGGCACCAGGATTTATTGCCCATTCTTTTGACGCACCAACCTGGTTTGTAACTCCAGTACCACCCAAAGCGTGTGCTTCAGAACTAAATTTACCAGTACCAGCTACAACTTCACCAGTTGTTTTAGTTGCAAAATCCTCTGCAAGCTGTACGTTTACTATTGCATTGGCAGCTGACGTTGCACTTGCAGCAGCTGCGGTCGCACTAGTTGCAGCAGCTGTTGCAGAAGTAGCAGCATTATTAGCAGACGTTGTTGCACTAGCCGCATCAACTAATAAAGTGTATTTTGCACTATTAGCATTTGTTGTAAGAGGTTGTGAACCGCTAGATGTATGAGCACTATTAACAATAAATATATTATTGGTGCTTGTGTCTTTTACAATATCTCTTTCAGCATAAGCTGTACTAGCTGCCCAGTTACCTCTTGATGTTCCAATGGCAGTAGTGATTGTAATTTCACCAGTACTATCAAAGGACAATATTTTATTTGCACGATCAGTAGCACCAACAGTAAATTCTGTGCTAGTCATTGTGTTTGTTCTTGATATTTTTAATGATCGATCAATAGCTTCTTGCAGCTGTTGAGCAATCATTGTAATTCTATCGAGAGCGTTTTCATGACTTTCAGCTGGGAATGGGTCATTTTCTACATAATCAGTTCCCTGAGTAAGCGTTAAGTTTCTTCTAATTAAAACTGTTTCGCCACTTTGCGGTCTTTTGTCAGATGATGAAAAGTGTGCGTCACTTGCATTTCCAGTATTAAATTTAAATAAAACATTACCACCATTTGCATTACCAGCATTTGTAACTATGTAATCTGTATCTAAAATTTTTACTGTTTCAGTACCAGTTGCAGCTCTAACTATTACAGTTAAATCACCATTAGCAAATATTTTAAAACCGTAGGCAAAGCTGTGTTGTGTACCATTACCTGAATAACTATTCTTGGTTGTGGTGCTTGATATTGTCATTTATTTCTCGATTAATTGTAGTTTTTTATATATTGATTTTGTTGAAAACTTTTACTTAGTTCTTCGTTACCTGGCAAAGATAACATCAAAGGTATTGCCGCTTCGTAAAACAAATCTTCTGCATTTTCTATCATTTTTCTTCTACCGTCATCGTCACTTCTTAAATAAAAAGGATTTATCATTAATATTTTTAAATAATCTCTAAATGTGTACATACCGCTGCCACTTGATCCCTTGGCTTTAAGTCTTAACACAACTTTATTTTTTGCAAGATTAGTTAGTTGACCTCTTCTTATGTCATCCAAAGCCACACCTTTTATTCTTGTTTTTTCCTCAGTAAGAGGTGCACCTAATCTAATAAGCTCTTTATGATAGGGTTCAATTTGTTCTTCACCATAAGACATTCTAAATGGCGTAATGCTGTTCCAAACGGCTAACAATGGATTAACACTAAACGGAACACCACGCTCTTTTTTATAACCAAGCATATCATATTTATAAGCATATTTTTCTTCTATGCCTTTAACATAAGGTATAGTCATAACTTGCTGGTTCCATCCGTAAGCAACTGTGTCATAAAAAAATGTAGCAGCTGAATCACCATCAATATTCTTTTTAGTTCCAACTAAAGAATATGGTGTTGACTTTAATGGATTGTCTGTATTTTGACTATCTTCATAAAGTTTTTGTACGTCCTTTACAGAATAATATAAAGAAGGTATCGCTGGTGATTTTCTAGGTATAATCTTACCTTGACCATCAACGCCCTCTTCTTCATCTGTCAATTTTCTTATATTTCTTACTGCACTACTAAAAGGTATTGGAGCTATTCCAATCATGCTTCCTAAAGGACTATCAATTACAAGTGAAGGATCACCATAATCAAATGCCCTTATAATAGATCCTAATCCTTGCAAAAAAGGTAAATCTCTAAAATACTCAGCTGTTGCAAGTGTAGCTGCTGAAGCTAAATCTAATCGATCTTCAGGATCATAAAACATTGTTTGATTTTGAGCTGTACTAGCTGCAATACCTAAAAATGCACTTACTGGCTCCAAACCTTGATAAGAAACATAAACAAGTCTACCATTTGGCAATCCAGTTTTTTCGTTATACATAGGCAGCGGATCTCCATCTTTATCAGTTGGAAAATCTTCTGCTCTAAAAACTAAACTGTAAGGCTGCCAACCAGGCGGTAACATTCTTTGTGCTTGTTTATCTCTTGGATAAGATCCAGTTAATTGACCATTTAATGCATATTCATGAAACATTGCTAGTGTCATTGAACCTAAAGACATCTTGCCTAAAGCTCTTTGTTGTGCCCTTGCACCATTTTGTCCAAGTATATTTTTTCTTATTGTGCCACCAAAAACCATTGAAACTGCTCCAACTAAAGGGTGACCTTCACCTAGACGAAGTATACTATTTGTTGGTGCTTTAGCAAAAGGCATTAAGACTCTACCTGGAAAGTATTTTCGTATACCTTTAGTAAAACCACCAAGTAGTCCGTCACCCAAGTCAGTTGTCATCGTCACATATCGAGCTGCATTATCTAATTCATCAGATTTATATTTAGGATCTAGTAAAACCATCATAGCATCATCAACACTATCATCTACAGATTTACCTTTTGCCCTAGAATTTCTAGCTGTTCTTACAGCTTGTTCATAAATTTCACCACGACTTGATATAACTCGCCAAAAATCATCAGCAGCTTGTAAAGCCGTACCAGGATAACGTATTAGTTTACCAATTAAATCAATAGCTTTGCCTGGTGCCCCTGAAATATTAAGTGTTTCAGAATCAATAGCTCTATAATTAGCATTTTCAACTTTGTTTAAAATATCAGCTGGTACACCAGTTTTAAAAGTTTTGCCCATAACAACATAAGCATCTCTTAAAGATTTAGAATAACCATATACTCTTGCAAATAAATCTTCAAAGAAAACTCCTTCAGGGTTTACTTCTTTGCCAATTAACCTTTGACCAGTACGAACTGTTGTACCAATACTTGCTCCTATAATATCTGCCATCAAGTTAAAAGACATAAACAATGGCGTAGCCAACATATTTTTTAAATGTGTAGGTGCCCAACTCAATAAACCATTTACATATACTTCTTGCCAAATATTACCTAATTTTTGATACCATGCACCAAATACATATTTATTTGCATTTGCCTGACCGCCTTGTTTTAAAGCATCTAAATAGCCTTTAGCCATTTGAGTTGCTAATTTAGATCCACCACTTTCATCAAGAATAACTTGTGCTTGTACAGCTGGTATATCTGTACCAGTTGGTATATTGAAAGATTGTAATGCTCTAGCTATTTCTGTTTGAGCACCTTTAGCCTTCATTTGTATTCCAGCATGAATAGACATTTGTCTTCTAAATTTGACTAAGTCATTTGGACTACCATCCCCAGCATCAATTTTTTTTGCAAGTTCTTCTAATTTTTTTGCAGAATTTTGTAATAAAATCCTTACAGCTGTCATTTCTTCAGCGTTAAGAAGTTGACCACTTTTTTTATTTAAAAGTTTTTTTGTAAGACCTATTTCATCCGCAAGTAACCCTTGAGCTGTATCAAGCGTTTCTTTATTTGTTTTGATACCTCTTTTTTCCAGCTCTTGAGGATTTTTATATATTTCGCTAATAGTGTTGATAGCTCTGTTAACATCTGAACCACTTTCAAAATTATTAAAATTAAAATCTAAACCAGTATCACCTGACAATAAGTTTTTATCTTTTATCTCTAGGTAATCAAGTGCATCACCTTCATTAGACAAGCCAGTTTTAAATCCTTGTGAAGCTTTTTTAGCTGATTGATTTACTTCTACGTCAGCAGCTTCTTTTGCCAGTTCAACAACGTCCTCTTCAGGATCAATCGCTGTTTTAGCACTAAACCCAGCTTTTTTAAATCTTTCTGCACCTTCTTCCGTTAAAACTTCAGGCGTTAATTTTTCTTGTACTGATTTATACTTTTCACCTTCACCAAGTAAACCTTCAGTACTTGGTTCAGGAACTCTTGTAGTTGTGTCACCTTTTGACACAGAGCTGCCCATACTTGATTTGTCTTGTCTTTTTAGTATCTGACCTAAAGTGCCAATAATTTCTTTGCCTAATCCAGCTACCTGGACATTATCACTTTTGTTAGGTCGTGTACTAGCAAAATTAGTTACGCCAGTTTCTGACGCATTTGCGACTTGTTCTTCAACGGTTGCCATGAAATTCCCATAAAAAAAGGGATGTTCATAACACCCCTACTATATATAGTCTTATACCAAATTTTAGGACATTTGTGAATTTTTTTATACTAAACCCATCTGACCATCATTTTCAATTTCGTTATTATCTTGGAACATTTCAGGCAATGCTGCTATTTCTTCAGCTTCTAATTCAGAAGGCACATCACCATTGTAAACTAACTCTAAATAATTCTCTTTTGTTAATGGTATGTCATACTTTTTCATAAGAGCTATAAAACCATCCTCATTGTTCCCAGGCTGGTTTTTCGATACCTCCAGTTTCTCTTTCAATTCCATTTATAACCTCATCTAAAGATAATTCATTATTTCTATATTTATACCATAAACTGTCAATTGCTTCTACTTTTTTTGGTGATTGTTTCAATGTTGATGGAAATAATCCTCTTACAGCTTCCCAGGTAATTGATTGCATCTCTCTTGGCAAAACACCTCTTTCAGCTGCTGCTCTTCTATAGGCTTCTGCATAAATACTATATAAACCTTTGATACCATTTACTTTTGAATTTTTAGCTGCACCATTCCAATCAGGTTTTTGCTCTTTAACTGTAGGAGAGGTTCCAAAATTATGATTTACAATTGTATGTTTGCCACCAACTGGTCTAAGAGTAGCAGCTGCAACTGCGTGTGTATCAATTGTCACGTCACCGTTTTTTGAATTTGGATCAACTATATTATTATAAAAACTTCTAACCTTGTGTGCATCACCTAAAGCTCCTGATATAATTGCTTTGTCACCATTACTTTCTAAAGCAAGAATTGCGTTTTTAATCATAACATTAGAGTTCCATGCTGCTTTTGCATTTACATCTTTATCTGTTTTTACAACATCTCCAAAGTTACCTTCAGGCGTTATTATTTTAAAAGATCTATCATTGAAGGCTTCGTCATATATTCTCACCCATATTGCTTTTTCTTCAACTGTTTCTAATTCACTAAATTTTTTGCCATCGATAGCATCTAATAGTTTTTTGTATTGAGGTTTACCAAATTTTTCTAAACCCATTGCTCTCATTTTGGCATCGTAGACAAAATCTTTTTTATTAGTGACAATATCTAATGTTCGTTCTGCAAGCGAAACATTCATATACCAATCTTTTTGCGGTGATAAAGCTGCTAACACACCGCTTGCTGATTGTAATGAAACACCATATTTATTACTAAAATCTTGTGCAATTTTATTTGCACCTACATACCATAACTTTGACCTATTTCGTGTAGCTGGTGGAACTTTATCAAACAAATAAAGAAGATTATTTTTTGCATGATTAATATAAGTTTCAGCTATTTCATCAGTTGATTTGTTCGTTATTTCACTTACTTTTAAATTAGGATAATCACTTATTATTTTAATGTTATGATCAAACTGTGCTTTATTTGTTTTGCTTTCAGCTAGTCCAACAGACAAATAATTTTTAATAGGATCTTCAGTTCTGTTAACTGCTTGTGGGTTTCTTGGTGAAATAAGTATATCTGCAATTTTGCTACCTACACCAGCTTCTGCATCACTTGTTGCAACAGATCCAGCTACTAAACCTCCACCAGTTAAAGCTTTTTTCCAAGGTACTTTTCTACCTATTTTAAAAGCAGTTTCAAGTAAACCACCTATCGCCATGCCTTCTAAAGATGACTTGGCAAGTTTGACAGCTTCAGGATCATCTTCATATTTTTCAAATAGACCGCCTAACATTTCTCTAAAAGCGTTTGTGTCTTCTTCACTAACGCCTTCAGGATTTGAAATAAGTTGCCCTACTAAAGTTTGATCATCTGCGTTAAATGCAGTAGCATCAGCTATACCGCCCCACATTAATGACCTGGTAAAAGCGTTTGCATTTGTAGCTAATTTTACAAAACTTGCAGCTGGTATTGCTGTAGTACCAAACTGTGAAATAGCTTCTGACAATTGACCAGTAATTTGATTATCATAAGGTTTAGATAAGTAATCGTTAAATTTTGTATTAAGACTAGATGGTATTAACTGATTACTAATATCTGTTATAGCCTTTATCCCACTTTGTAAAAAATCACTACCCATAACTGGATTTTGAATGTCAAAACCTAATTTATTTAATAAACTACC